CGATGTACATCTTCTTGACCTTGCGGGCCTTACCGCCGATGCCGATGTAGGCTTTTTTCATCTTGCGGGCTTTGCTGTCAACGCCCACATAAACTGCTTTTGCCATTTTGAAGTTTCACCTCCTTACTGGTATACGATGAGCACCTTGTTGGTGGCAAGGCTGCTTCCTACCCCCGGGTCGGTGGTCTGGGCGGCGAAGGTCAGGCCGTTGACCGAGTTGGCCGTGCCGCCCGCAGAGCCGGAACCGGCGTAGTTGTGGGTGTGGGAACTGTTGGCTTTGCCGTTGAGTTTGGTGTTCATCTCGCTTTCGGTGTAATACCGGTCATCATGGGTATGGCTTGCGTTCGCCTTCCCATTCAGCTTGGTGTTCATCTCGCTTTCGGTGTAGTACCGGTCGTCATGGGTATGGCTGGACGCCGCCTTGCCGTCCACGATGCCTTTCAGCACCTTGCCCTGATTTGCGCTCAGACTCTGGTCGGTGGCCGTGCTGGTCAGGTTGTCCTGTATGCCGCGCCAGGTGTTGGCGGTGGGCGGCGTATAGCCCAGGGCCTCCGTCACGTTGACTTTGGTGATACTGATGGTGCCGCCGGAGTTCGTGATGTTGCTGCCGGTCTTCACGCCGCCAAGGACGCTGGCCGTTGCTGTCGGCAGCGTGTAACCGCTCACACTGCCGCCGACCGATATGGGACCCCATGCCATAGGTCCATCCCTCCTATTTCACAATGTAATAAACTGCCGTGATGGCAGCTGTCGGCGTCTGCTGCGCTCGCAGCCGCAGTTTTCCTGCAAAGCTTTCGGTCGATGTGAGCCCTGCCGTCAGGGCGGTCTTTGCACAGGTCGGTGCTACCACTACGGCCACACAGTCGTTTGCCGTCAGGCCGGACACTGGGATGTCCAGATAATACGGACATCCCGCAGTGCTGTCGCTCGACCAGCCGCTGGCCGGGATGGTCAAAGACATGATGTTCACCTTATCTGCCTTTGTCTTTCCCATCTCTTCGATGCTTTTGGAGGCCGTCTGAGCCACCAGCGCGATCCTGTCCAGCAGCCGGTCCACGGCTTCCTTCAGATGAGCAAGCGTTATCCCCATCTTGTCCTCCTTTAAGAGCCAAACAGTTCATCCAGCATCGCGTTCACTTCGGTGTCGGTCGCCATGCTGGCGGTGATGCGGGCGTCCATGGTCTTTTCCATGTTGGTCACTTTCTGCTTGTCCGCGCTGGTGTAGTCGTTGGTCGAGAGGCCCTTGCCGGCTTCCTTCTGGACATAGCCGCTCAGATCCACTTTCCAGTCGCCCATCTTTTCCAGCACGCCGTCGATGACCATGTACTCGTCGTACTTGTCGGAGGTACCAGCAGTACCCTTCGGGACCATGTAGATGTACTGTGCAGCGTCTGCCGCCTTCAGGTCGATGTCCCCGGTCGAGGCGACGATCTTGCGCTTCAGGTGGTCTGCCGCAGCGACAGCTTTGTTGATGGCGGCGGAAACTTCCGTCTCCGTCTGATATTTCTTGTCGTTCGTCAGGTCGCCCACCTTGGTGGGAGCATTGGTCTCCAGCGCAGATACGCGCTGGCCGAGACCGTCCGTCACATTCTTCTGGCGGCGGCCCAGCTCCTGCAGGTCGCGCAGCGCGGGGATACGGGTCAAATCATAACTAGCCATGTGTTTTTTCCTCTCTTTCTTTTATCCATTAAAAATTTCGTCAAGCATCCTCTGCACTTCTTCAGCGGATGCCTGCTGCATCGATGCCGTTCCCTTTGCAAACAGCGTTACAAAGGCACGGATGTTCACCTTCGGGGGGATGGCAGCGTAGAACCGCACACCGCCCTCCACGGTCTGAAGCACAGTCGCAAGGTTTGCTTTTTCGACCTCTCCGGCCGTGTCCAGCGTCAGGGTCCCCATCGGGACGTAAGAGCTGTCGCACCCATCGATGGCCACGTCGCAGCTGTACCAGTACCGTCCTACGGACTTGGCCATCTCTTTCCAGCCCGCCGCCGGAATGGTCAAATCATAGCTGCGGTAGTAGCCGCCGGTGTAGTCTCGCAGCGTGTCGGTCACGAGATCCTGTACGCCGTCGTAGTAGCCCTGGATGTCCTGAGCTGTCTTCTTTGCCTCGGCGGCAGAACTGGCCGCATCCGTTGCCGACTGGGCAGCGCGGGCGACTGCCCCTGCTGCGGCATCTTTCACTTCCTTTACTACATTGTCCTTTACCTCCTGGATGGCCTTTTCGGTTTTTTCCTTTGCGCCTGCTGCGGCAGCATCCGCAGCTGCAGACGCCGCCGGGCCGGCTGATGCCTCCACATTGTTCAGTGCATCCGTCTCGGCTTTGCGTATCTCCGTTACAGCCGAGTCTTTTGCGCCGATGGTGTTTTCATATGCTTCATTGGCCTTTGCGGCGCTCTGTCTGGCGTCCTCTCCGGCCTGCCACGCCTCGTCCTTTGCCTGCTCCACGAGGGCTACCAGCTGTTGCCATGCAGGCACCGGCGGTTCGGGGATGTCCCCCATCGTGCCGCTGTTCATGGCCACGTTGTACTTGATGTCCGCGCTGGTCAGGGTGCGGGTTCCGTCGCTTCCCTCAAAGACGAGCCTGCCGCACCCGGGCGTAGAGGTCACGATGGCGGGTACTTCTATTTTTCCGTCCTCCACGAGCGACGAAAACAGCATTCCCCGCTCTGTGTGCCAAAGCGCCCGGATGGTCATTCCCTCCCACTCGCCGGTCTGGGTGATGTTCAGCCGGTATATCCCCCGGTTCCTGCTGTAGCCCAGACGCAGCTGGTTGTCACAGCCCGATGTCCGCGCCGAACCCGTCGAGGCGAGGGAGATATTGCGTTCTATCATCAGGAGCTCTCCTTCCAGAGCTTTTTCAGCTCATCCACCGCGAGCTGCATCTCGCTGTTCTTGTTCGCCGCCCGCTGCAATATCTGCACCAGCAGCTTTTTCTCTGCGCCAGTCAGCGACGTTCCCTGCATCTCTCCCTCCGCCATCTTCTGCGCCTTCTGGGCGCTGGCTGCAGCAGAGTCCGCGCTTTCGCGGGTGTTCTTTACGGCTTCCAGCATCCGCGCCGTCAGGGCGTCCAGTGCATTATCCGTGATCATTCTTCTCTCACCTCCACGATATTTCCCTTTGCGTCGATAACGGTATTTCCCGGCAGTGTAAAACAGGGGTGCGTCCAGCACCTGTAAAGGTCAGGCCAGCTCATGTTTTCCGGTTCGTTCACCTTGTATCCGCCCCAGTTCAGCTTATCCGGTGCCGTCAGCATCTGTGCCCACACCGCTTCAGCGCACTTGTACAGATACTCTTTCAGCGCACTTCCGGTCAGGCCGCTGCCGTAGTCGTTCAGTACCGGCGTCCGGGTCCAGAGGCAGAAATGGAAATAAGTGTTCGGTACGCTCCCCGCCGTTTCGGCATCCGCCGCCAGCAGCGCCAGAGCAAGCTTCTTTGCATCGGCAAAGGTCGAGCCTTCCAGGTGGTAGTATTTCGGGCTGCTGGCCGAAGTGTATCCGTATGACTCGAATCCGAACTCATAGCACGAGGGCAAAAAGACCTTCCGGCTCAGCGTGGTCACCGTGTGGCTTCCTGTATAGCTGCTGCCGCTTCCGGAGTAGCCGGGCGTGTAGTAAAATTTTGTCTCCGTCAGAATGTCTTTCAGCGCCTGTGGGGCGTCCTTCAGGTATTCGCTGTTCAGGTAGACGTCAATCAGGCTGTCGGCATACGTACACCATGTTGTGTTCCATTTTTTCCCGGTGATACCGTGCCGCCGGGCAAGGAGCGTCCGGCCTTCGCCGTTCAGCTCTTTCTCGTAGTCCTGCGCTATGACCATGAATTCTTCCGCCGCTGCCCCGTCCTTTTCCACCAGTTTTGTCACCGCTCCCACCGCCAGTTCCTTCAGCATCGGGAGCTTCGCCTCTGCCGTTATGACGATGTTTCCCGTCACATCGGGGATGGAGACGGTCATCTTTTTCTCGTTCCATGCGGTGGCTGTCACGTCTTCGCCGCCCATCGTTACCTTGATGGATATGAGCCAGTATCCCTCGTTCAGCGTCAGAGCCGCGGTGTACGCCTTGCCGCTCTGGACGACCACGTCCGCCCGGCTCGTGCTCAGCCCGTTCAGCCGGTTGGATACCGCATACATCACGATGGCAGGTTCATCCCCGCCGCTCTGTCCATTCTTTTCCACCGTGACGCTGCACACGGCGCTCTTTCCTCCGGCGGCAGCAGTAATGATGCAGCTGCCGTCCTTCAGGGCTGCCAGCGTGTTCACGGCCTTTCCGTTTTCTACGGCGGTCGTCTGGTCTTTCATCACGGCCAGCGCCGCATTGTTCGTTGTCCAGCTCACCGCTGTCACGGTGGACTGGGTCGGCGTCAGAGTCGCGGTCAGAGTCACAGACTCGCCCTGTTTCAGCTTTACGGACGGTTTGTCCAGCGCCAGCTTTTCCAGCGATACAGCCACCGACCGCACTCTGCGCTGCGCCAGCTTTCCGCCTGCGATGGCCGTCAGGAGCACTGTGCCGCCTTTCACGGCGGTCAGAGTATTTTCCCGAAGCTGCACGATGCCTTCCGGTTCGGCCATCCACTCCACGGTCTGAGGTGCGCTTCCGGGTAGCACCGTGGCTTTCAGGGGGCAGGACTCTCCCACTTTTATGCTCAGCTCTTTGCTGTCCAGCCGGATGCTCTCCACTGCCACCGGCTCTGCCTGCTCCGGCGGGGGGCTGTTCCAGCGCTGCTTCAGCTGCGCTATCATGTCCCATGCGCTGGCGTCGGAGTAACGCATTCCGCTCAGCGCTTCAAGCAGCAGCGCGTGTTCCTTTGCAGCGCATCGGTCGGCCACCCACTGCCGGTATCGGGCGGCTCTCTGTGCTTCCAGCGCTGCCCGGGCTTCCTGCTCAAGCACCAGCTGTAAATATTGATACCGCAGCGGCATCGCCGGTCCGTCTGCGCCAGTTCCCTCGCCGTTTTCCAGCGTCTGGTAGCACACATATTTCCCGGGCATGGTCATCTCGCGCCGGCCTTCGCCGTCCGTGGCCATCAGCATCCAGAGGCCCTGCCGCGCCGTCGTGAAACGCCTGTCCACCGGAGCGTTATTATTTCCATCCAGCAGCATCGGCTGCGGCACAGCCCCGCCCTCCTGCTCGATGTGCAGCGTCACGGCCAGCCCGTCCCACTCTTCCGGCAGCTCGAATTCGAGCTTTTCCACGTATACGGCGCCCACGCCGCCCAGGTACAGCGTCTCCGGCTCCGCCCGCCAGCCTGTCCCGCAAAAATGGTCCTTCACTACTTTTACTTTCACTTTGAAGCTCCTTCCTTTGAGAAAGGCTCCCCTCGCTAGGGGAGCTGCTTTGCAGCGCCGCCGTCAGGCGGACTGCAAAGCTGAGAGTTTTCCTTCCGGTCCGCTGCCGCTCTCAGTAGGGCAAGCACTCTATAAAAAGCCTACCACGTCCCCCGCAGCAAAACTACTGCGGACTTATTCATACAAACAAAAAGAGCAGGCGCCCTGGTTCATTACCAAAGCGTCTGCTCTTATCTTATTTCACCCCCTCCCACCAGTTCTTCTCGTCCTTCGCCTTCTCGGCCTTCTTGTCCGCAGCGCTTACCCACTGCGCAAAGTTCTTTTCCTCGTACAGCGGGTTTTCGTCTGCGTCCTCGAGGGCCAGCAGCTTCTTCTCCAGCTTCTCCCGGTCCCGGTCGCTGCCCGCCAGATACTCCTCCTTCACGGCCTCGGTGATCTTGTCCTTGATGCTGCTTTTCTTCTTGCCTGCCGTCAGCAGCCGGTTGATCTCCGTCTGCACGTCCTCCGCCCGGCCATTTTTCACTTCGTCCAGGAGCGCGTCGTATATGCTGCCGTCCTTGCTGCCCGCCAGCAGTTCGTCTGCCTTGCCGTCCACCGCCTTGTTCACAAGGTCGATGAGCTGCGCCCGCCGGGCCGCGTCCGTTTTGCCCTTGGCCCTGTCTGTCACAGGGGCGACGTCCAGCCCCTCCCGCAGCTTCTCAAATACGGCCTTTCGGGCCTTTTCCTCGGCCCGGGCCTTCCCGGCGTTCCGGGCCTTGGCCGCCGCCAGCACGTCGGCGTCGTACTGCTTCAGCCGCCTTGCCAGCTCGCCGTCCACCTTGTCCGTCTTATTCATCTGTTCCAGTTTCTTCATCGCCGCCGCAGCCTCCTCGCTGTCCCCGCTCTGGATGGCGTTGTACAGCCGGTCGTACTGCCCGGTGGCCGAAGAGGGTGCAGAGTTAAAGCTAAACCCTTCGCCTCTGCCGATGGCCTGTGCATCCTCCCAGTAGCCTTCAAACGCCTGCATCACCTTCCGGATGTTCGCCGCCGGGACGCCGTAGAGTTCAAGGCCGCACTGGATGTCCTTCAGCACCGCCTTGTTCAGCTTCTGGTGGTGTGCTGTCAGCTCTTCCTCGCTCATCTCGCCAGTGTCCGTCCGCAGCAGCTTGACGGTCTTGGTAAAGGCAGCAAACAGGTCGTTCACCGCGCTGATGTTGGTGGCGCTCACCACGTCATAGTCCTTGCCGTCCCGGGCGTTGGTCAGGGCGCTGTAGATCTCCGAGCCGTACAAAAAGTTTCCGGCCGCACTTTCAGTGTACAGGTCGAAAAACCGCTTGCCCACGCTGGCCGCCGTGATGTCGCCGTTCTCGTCCTGCTCCTTGTCCCACCGGTGGAGCAAAAAGTCCGCGCCGATCTTCATGAGGGCAAACACCGCCGTCTGCACGACCTGGCTTGCCGCCGCCTGGCGCAGGCCCTGTCCGGCCCGCTGTACCTCGGCTTTGTTTTCCGCGCTCTGGTCGGCAGCGTACCGCGCCTTCTGAGCCTTGTAGTCGCCCACGGCGTCGGCCAGGATGCCGTAGTTCTGGAATCGCTGGGTGGTAAACATGGTCAGCGTCTTTACAAACTCGTTGTCGCTGCGCTGGATGCCCGCCCGTTGCATGGTGGTGTAGTTGGGCTGCGTCTCCTCGATGACCCGCTGGTACATCTTGTTCACGGCTTCCCAGTAGGCTTCGCTGCCCTTCTCCGCGGCACCCTCGCTGAATTCTGCCGTATGGTGCTCCACATACCGCTTCGCGCCCTCCCACAGCGCCGCCACCGTGATCTCGTCCATGCCGGTGATCCAGCCGGTCACAGCAGGCATGGCTTCCGACGCTTTGGCCACAAGGTTTTTGTGCGCGCCGATGGAGCTCATCTCTCCCCGCTTGGTGCCGCGCAGGCGGTATTGCAGCAGGGCGTCGCCGTGCTGGCGTATCTCTGCTTCCACCGCGGCCCGCTGCTTGCCCGAGAAATTCTTCACGAAGGGAAGTACCGCCGCCATGGTGTCTGCTCCCAGCACAGCGCCCGCCGTGGGCAGGCTGGCTGCCTGCGCGATGGCCACGCCCGGGTTCACGGTCAGGATGGCTCCGGCGTAGTTGCCCCGCATCCTGTCCAGCGCCCGGCTCATGGTGCTGCTGCGCTTGCGCCGCGTGGTCTGCAGGTCGGTCAGCAGGTCGTTGATGTAGCTCACCGTCTCCTTTCCCCACTTCTCGCCGATGATCTTGTCCTTCAGCACACCGATGCCCTCTGCCGTCTCCACGGTGCTGTTCAGTACCCGCTGCACGTCCCGGATGGGGGCCGCAAGGCCCGCATAGGCCGCCGTGTCCCGCAGGCTCCGCTTCACCACGTTCTGGCACTCTTCCAGCAAAATGGGCTTGTTGCTCTTCACGCGCTCCTTCAAAAAGCCCCTGCCCTCGATGGTGGCATCCATCTTCACGCCCTCGATCTCCGTCGCCAGCGTGCTCCGGTCTACCGCGATGGGGTAGTAGTTCTTCACGGTGGCCCGGTCGTAGCCCAGCAGCTTCATGCTGGTCTCGTTGATGAGGTTCGTGGTGTACCGCCCGAAAAAGTCCTCCATGTCCTTGCACCAGTTTCGGTCATAGTCCGTCATGGCGTCCTGTACCGTCTGCAAAATGGTGTCGGCCATCGGGGTGCCGTCGGCGTTCACCAGCGTTCCCAGCATCACGGTCTGGCTGCGCTGGTAGGCTCTCTCGATGTTGCCCTTGGCGTACTGGGCAGCGTCCGGCAGGGTCAGGCCGCCGGTCATCAGGTGGTGGCGGCTGTCCTCGTTGCGCAGCAGCATGTACAGGCTGCACAGCTGGGCGTGGTTCAGCGGCACGGAATCGCCCCTGCTGTCCTTCAGGCCGATGTCCACCAGCTCTGCCCCCGGCCCGGCAAAAGCTTCCACCTCTTTCAGGTGTTCCTTGCCGGTCACGTTGGCAAACAGGCTTTCGCCTTCTACCAGGATCTCCGTCTGCCGCCGCTGGCCGTCGTTCAGCATCTGCCCCAGCTTCTCCATCTGGCCGTTTTTGGTGTAGCCGCCCAGACGCCGGAACATTCTCGTGCCGCCCAGCATGTCCAGCTGGTAGCGGTTCATCGCGCCCTTCGCCTTTTCAAATTTCTCTCCGAAGCCGTTGCCCTCCGAGTTCAGCACCTCGCGGGCGGCCTTCATGGCCATGCCGTCCACCTCTTCTGCCCTCGCAAGGCTCAGGGTCTTGTTCTCGGTCCGGATGATGTGCAGCGTGCTGGCCGTAATGGCCTTCAGCATCCGCAGCTGATCTACCGTCATGGGCAGATAGGTGCGGTTCTCCGTCTCCCGGATGCGCTGGCGCAGCCGGTCCCGCAGCTGTTCCGATTTGTCGCTGTCGGGTAGAGCTGCAGTCTCCTCTAATTGCTGTTTCAGACGGGCAATTTTCTCGTCCTTGCTGTCCATCAGGCTCGTCCGCAGCGCCGCTATCATATTCGGCACACCGGTTTTCTCCCAGTCGTAGGCAATGCTGCTCGGGTTTTCCTTTGTACCCATCGTTTTGCTGATAGCATTTTCCAACCGCGTCAGGCTCTTCACTGCCGTTTCATTCAGTACTACCATGTCCGCCAGCTTCGCCACCTCAGCGGCCTGCACGATGAGGCTCTGCTGCACATATTTCCCGGGCTTCGGCCGCAGCAGCATCTGGCGCAGCTGGGCGGCGTTGTTCCGGATGCTCCGCTTCAGCTCGTCCGCCTTCCGTCCTTCCCGGGCCTTCTGCACCCGCTTTTCGGCCAGTGCCTTGGCCACGGCTACGTCCTCGTCCCGCTGCTGCCGGGCCGTTTCAATGGCAATGGCATTCCTCTGGGCCTGCTTTTCCTGCCACGCTTCCGCCTTGCGCTGGTTCTCGGCCTCCCACTCCATGATCTCGTTTTCCTGTACCAGCAGCTGATGCTCCGCCCGGTCGGCCCGCCGCTGCTCTCCGGCCACCTGCCGGGAAAGGTCGTTGATCTGGGAGCGCATCTGCTGCCGCTCCAGCTTTATCTCATCCAGCATCTCCTGCCGGGCCAGCTTCATCCGTTTTTTCTCGGCCTTCCATTCCCGCTCGTAGGCTTCCCGCAGAGCAGTCATCTTCTCGTCGAGACCCGCTGCTGTGCTCACCTGTGCGCCCAGCGTTTCCAGATTCTCGTTGAGCTGCCGTTCCGCCCGGCTCACACTCTTGACCTCGTCGCTCTGGCTGCGGCTGTTGGCCCGCATCCGGTCGGCAAAAGCCTTCCGCTGGGTCTGCTGCACGCTCTTCAGCCCCTTCGTCACCTCAGCCGCACGCTCCTCGCTTCCGGCGGCCATTGCGGCCACTTCACGGTTGTGCTTTAAAATGCCCTCGAACACCGCCTCGGCGTCGGTCATCTCCGGGTGGCTCATGATGTCGCCGATCATCCGGCCCGCCAGCTCCACCTTGGCGTCCTCGTATTCGGCCACGTCCGCAAACCGGCTCATCATCCGGGGCTTGATGGTGTCGTGTACGTTCATCAGCACATCGAGCCATTCCGTGCTCTCCATGCTGGCTGCGCCCGCCACGCCCGCTTCCTGTGCCGCCGAGCGGAAGAGTGCTGCCGCGCTCTCCTTCACGCCGCCCACGGCCCGGGTGTCGTTCACGATGGCCTCGTACTGTTCCGCCGGGTTGCCGTCCCGGTATCCCTCCGCCTGCCGCAGCTTCACGCCGTGGCGCCGGGCCTCGGCGACCGCCTCTGTCCAGCTTCCGTACCGCTTTACAAGCTCCGCCTTGGCTTTGCCGTTCTTGTCTACCGTGTAGGTCAGGTCATGCAGGTCGGGGTACTGGTTCCACAGCTCCGTGTTCCGGTAGGTCGCCTCATCCAGCACTTCGCCTGCCAGCGTCTCGGCCAGTCCCTGCGCCTTGGCCATGTCCGCGCCCTCCGAGCGCAGATACTCCACCAGCGCCCGCGTCTCGTTTGCCAGCTTTGCCCGGTCGGCCCTGCTTCCGTTGGTCTTCGTCCATCGGATGGCGAGGCTCTCGAGGGCAGCGTCCGAGAGCCGGGTGTTCTTCGTCAGGCCGAAAAACTGGTTCAGGGTATCAAAGGCCGCCGCCTTCTCCGCCAGTACCCGGCTTGCCTGCCGCTGCTGGTTCTGCTTTGCCTCCCGGTCGGCCTGTTCGGCCAGCTGAAAGCGGGTGGTTTTCTTCACAGGCTCGTTGGTTTTCTTGCTTTCGTCGGAGGTTTGTGCTATACTTTGTTTAGAGGCCTTCGGCAATCTACTCCTTGAATCTTCGGATTCTACGTGGGTACCACCGGAGGCTTCTATTTCTGTAAACGGCACACCTTCCATCTTGACGTTTTGCCCATGATAGGATATACTACCCATAGAACCATAGCGTTGCAGTTCGCTAGGCATTTGGAAGCCTAGTGTCCTAAGTAACGCTGTGGTTCTCTTTTTGTTTTCAGAGGTATACAGCACTTCGCTGTTCCTCACAAATCTCACAGGGTCGTTATCCTTGGTATAAGCACTGGTTGCTTTCTGCATATCCTGGATCACGATTCGGTTTTCTACTGGCTGAAGATCCAGCACGCACAGTACGGGTCTGCCATCCTGCGCTTTCACGCTTCCAAACAAAACCAGTCTGGTATTCTGTGAACCGGCACGCCCTTTATTCCGGCTGGAAAGCACCAGAATGGGGTCATCCAAAATTTCCGGGATGCGCTTGATCTCGTTCAACGTCATTTCCGGGTGTTGTTCCAGGATCAGGCTGATTTTATCGCCTTTCATGTAGATGTCATTTTCTCGTGCGCCCAGTCCCTGCAAGGCTTCCGCCGTGCTTCCCAGCACAAAGATTTCCCGGCTGTTTCGTCCGTCACGGTTCCACTCGTCAATGTCCTGTGCATAGCTCGGGTTAATGGAATATCTCACGCCCCGTCCTTCCGCCGCGCTCTCGGTCTTGAGAGCTGCGGCGTTTTCTTTTGCCGCCCGCAGGTTGTCCATGGCCTTTTCTGCGTGGGCGAAATACTCGTCCTGTAAGGTGCGCTTTTCGGCCTCGGCCAGGCGCTTCGCTTTCAGGGCGGCGCGGTTGTCCGGGTTGATGGTCAGCACTTCCTTCGCCCGGCTGATGAGCCCATCCAGCATCTGCCGCACCTGCTCCATCACCTTGTGGATGGCGCCGCTCTTGCCTGCGTTCTTCTCTGCCTGCCCGCGCTGGAACGTCACCCAGCGCTTGAAGCTCTCCTCGCTGTCAAAGATACCCCGCCATGCGTCGGCCACCAGCTCCTCCGCTGCCTGCTCATAGGTCAGGCTCTGGGCGCTGTAATCCCGCAGTTTCGCCCGGATCATCTCGTCCAGGCTTTCGTAGCCACTGCTCTTCGCCAGATATTCCAGCGCGTGCTCCTGCAAAGTCCTTGCGCCCTCGGCGTCCAGCGCGTTATACCAGTGGTAGTCCTCGTGCAGCACCGTGCCGAAGATGTCCTGCGCACCGTCCCCAAAGAAGATGCGGGCCGTCTCGGTGTCCACATAGGCCCTGACGCTCCGGTCGTTCTGCAGCACATCCCTCAGCACAGCATCCGTGCCGGTGGCCGCTGCGTTCAGGCTGATGATCTGGCTGGCCGGGTCGCTCTCCTGCCGCATCGTACCCTTGGCGTATACCTCGCCCCTGCCGCTGGTGCTCTCGCTGCCAAGCGCGCCGCCCAGTTCGGTCATCTTTTCGGCATACAGCATCCGTTCTCCCTTGCCCTGGGTGTAGGCGATCTCGAGGGCCGTCCGCCCGGCGTCGGTGCTCAGGATGTAGTTGATGTCTGCCGCCGTGCCGCTCATGCTGCCCGCCAGCTCCAATGCCTGCTCGAAGGTGTCCGCGCCGCTCCGGCCCAGCCGGTACAGCGGCGACGCTGCGGCCGCGTACCGGTCGGCGTCCACCCTGTCCGGCATATTTTTGCTGATGGTCTCGGCTGCCTTGTCCGTCACCCGCCAGCCTTCCAGCGCCCGCTGCACCTCGGCCTCTCGCTGAGTCTTCGGCGCTTCCGGCCGGAGACCCAGAGTCTCCCGCAGCGGGGCGTTCTCGTAGCCGGCGGCTTCAGTTGCTGCGGCAGCCGCTTCACGCACGTTGTCCGGCGCGGCCATTTCCGGCACGACATCGGCGGTTTCTGCGGGAGCATCCTGTACTGTCTGCGGCACACTCGCAGCTTCGCTAGGCAGCTCTGCGCTCTGTACGACAGGCACCGCTTCGCTTTTCGCCTTCTGCTGTGCGGCGATCTCCCGCAGCATCCGGCGGGTCGCGCCCGCAGTGTCGGGCAGCGTCACGCCGTAAGCCTGCTCAAAGGCCGCACGGTTTTCCCGGTTCTCGGCGTTCGGTGTAAACAGCCCGATGGTCCTGCCCGTCAGGCTGTCGCTCGCCGCCACTTCGGCAAACTGCCGCACCGCCGGGTTTTCCGACTGCGCAGCAGCCTCGTTTACGCTGCTGTTTACTCCTTCCGTCTGCGCCTGCGGCGCATCCGCCCGCTGCATACTTTCAGTGGAGTTCCGTTCTCGCGCGGCGTCAGCCGACGGGAACGGTGAGAGGTTTTCTTCCTGCCCGCTGATGTTTTCAGTGGCCGCAGGCGAAGTCGGCTGAGAGGGCTCCGCTGCCCGGGCCTCCCATTCCTTCTGCTGGGCGGCAGCCCGCTTCATCCGGTCCGTCCGGTCGTAACGCTCCGCCTCCCTGTCCAGCGCTTCGCTCATGCTGTGCAGCCCTGAGCCCACAGCGCCGCCCAGCGCGCCGGACGCACCGCCGGAGAGTCCGCTTTCCAGCGCGGTCAGGAAGGTGTCCTTGCTGAAGAGGTTCTTCGCCGCCTCGCTGTCCCCCAGCGCAGCGTCAATGGCCATGTCCGCATAGGTCTCCGCAAAAGCCTGCATCGAGTTGTCGATGCCGCCCGAGATGGCCGCAGCCACCGCCGGGTACCGCTGCGCCAGCTCCGAGCTGCCCGCCAGCCCCTGCACCCAGTCCGCGATCTGCCCGGCCATCGTGTCCTTGGCGTAGTCCGAGCCCATGGTCTTTGCAAGGTCGGCTGCGCCCACCGAGTTGATGGCCCAGCCTGCACCAAACTTGGCGAGGCCGCCGCCCAGGGCCTTACCGGCGCTTTCGCCCTTCTCCGCGCTCTGTCCCATGGCCTCCGCCGCGCCCTGGGCGCTCAGCATAGGCAGGATCCACGCAACGCCATCGCCACCTGCTGCAATGGCCAGATTCTCCGCCGCGCTGGTCACAGCCCCCGCCACGGCCCGCTGGGCCGGGCTCAGGCCGCTCTGGGCCGCCGCCGTCAGCTTCTGCCCGCGGTCATAGAGCTGGTAGCCCACGCTCTGGTTCTTGTCGATGCCGTCGCTCACTTCCAGCCCCGCCAGCTTCTGGCGCATCTCCCGGATCTCCTTGGAGTTGTACCCCATCGAGATCAGCTCCCGGTTCCGGCTCTCCGGCCAGGTGGGCTTGTAGTCCATGTCTATGTCGGTCAAAAGGTTGAAAAGGCTCTGAGCGTGCTCGTCGCCCTTCACCTCCTGCTCTACCTGTTTCCAGTTCTTCAGGGTGGCGTCGATGTTCTTTCCCGCCTGTACGCCGTACTCCGCGCCCAGCACCGGGGCAGCGGCCACCGTGTCTCCGATGCCGCCGATGGTGTTCGCCGCCCGGCGCACATCCCGCTGCCATGCGGGGATGGCGTCCAGCGCAGCGTTCATCTTCCGGGCCTCGTCGATCTGTGCCTGTGTCCAGCCGCCCTTTTGGATAAGGTCGGCGTCCGTGTACGCGCCGTGGGTGTTGTCCACCCGCCGCACCGCGTCGGCCAGATTCTTGTTGTCCCCGGTGTCCATCCACTGGTTGATCCGGTCGAACTCGTCCGGTACGCTGTCCTTGGCAAAGCTGGCTCTCAGCTCCTGCGCCCGGCCGGTGCCGTAGGCCATGGCCCCGCTGCCCACGTTCTCCAGCACGTTCCCGCTCTTCGCAGGTACGCCCCACTTCCGCCCCATGTCCAGCGCCATTTCAGTGGGGCTTCCTTTGAGAATGGCTCCCCTGACAGGGGAGCTCCGTTCTCGCGCAGCGTCAGCCGACGGGAACGGTGAGAGGTTTTCTTTCCGCCCGCTGCGCGCCTGAGAGGGTTCGTTTCTCGCATCCACCTCCCCCATGTCGCTGGCGTGTCGCTCGGTGTACTGCTGCAGGGCATCTGCATAGATGTTGCTTTTGGGCAGCACTGTGCTCGATGCAGTGGACGGATTCGGCGTCTTGGTGCGGATAGCTCTCACCTTTTCCGCCGTCCACCCAGAGCTTTCTGCCGCCTTCGACGGGTTGCTTTCTCTCATTTCCTTAACTTTTTCCGCTGTCCATGCCATCAGCCCTTCACCCCCGCCTTCTCAAGCGCTCTTGCGATTTCTTCATCGCTGTACCCGTTCTGGTTCATATTGTTCATGATAGCCCACGCGCTATAACCTTTTTTCGCATAGTTCTTTGCCAACATTTCCGCCATATCTACGCCGCCGCTCTGGCTTGCGTTCTGGACGTTCGCAGTATCCGCATTGAGCCACCCATTATCCGTTAAGGTCTTCTTGTAAAAATCGTATAGCGGCTCATTTCCCTTCATAGAAGAAAATGTCTTTGCCATACTTTGCAGTTGGCTGTTCGTCCAGCTGTTTCCGCTGCCTTTCGTGCTGCTGCTCCTTCTGCCCGAAGAGCCGCCCGAGCTGCCTGCGCTCTTTGTTGCCAGCGCCGTTGCAAGCTGCCGTCCTGCGATCGTCCTGTAATTTCCCACAGAGTTCGGATCCAGGCCGTACAGTTCCAGCACCGCCCGTGCAGCCTCGTCGCTGCCGCCGCCTGCCAGCCCGG